TCGTATTACCACCGACTGTAAGATTACAGTTGTTTGCTACATAGATATTACAACTGCCACCAACGTGAACATTTGCCTTGCCTTCGATCGTAATAACACCATTGCGATCGATAACCGTATAACCGTCGCCGATAATTTTATTTACCTGCGAACCATCTGGTCGCATTTCTTGGAACGTGCCTGATTTATGATTTAGAGATACACGTTCTGCATTCGGCGTGTCATCAAATTCCATAGTGTGCCCAGATTCACTCTGGTAAGTATGGTTGTATGGATACTCTGCAGCAAAGGCAGACTTCGGTTGAGAGACAGATTCTCCTGTTCGACCAGCAATAGGTTTCGAAGTAGTTCTTTGTGCATCATGTTGACCGTGGATCGTTTGATCCTGTGGTAGTGCTTTAGTTTCTCCTGGATTTTTACCAACAGCAAGCGCATTAACATCACCGTTACCTGCTTCGAGATATTCTTTCTTGGGATAGACATTATTTGGATCTTTATATCCCTTTGTCGGATCAGTATTCCTTAGTCCCTCGTTTGTGGGTTGATTTGCAACAGTTGGTTTCGCTTGTATAAGTTCTGCGGGATTGGGTGCAGAGATTGTTGGTGATCCAGGTTTTACCGAGAGTATTTCATCAAACAATTTGTTTGCAGCAAATCCAACCCCAAAGTAATCTTTAGAAGTTTTTCCATTAGAACTAGTCTTAATCAAACCATTAGCAAACTTAATCGCAGTGTCGATTCCTTGACCGTTAGCAACCGACAACATTCCCAAGATAATATCTTTCGGGGAGTCTGCTGAAATTGCCTTGGAAGAAAGAAGGGATTTGATATTTCTATCGAGTAAAGAAACCATCGCATTGTTTTGTGCAGATGGATCGTTTAAAAATCCACCACCACCACCGCCAAGATTAGTAATCTGTCCAATGTGAGCAGTATCAATAATTTCTGTAATTTCTTTTTCGTGCGTGTTAACCAAAGAAGTAACCGAAGAAACTGCACTTGTTAGGTTTTCAATAGAAGGTGATATTCTGAATGGATCAAAAGAAACATCAATTGCTTCATTTACTGCAGATGTTTTTCTGTCAATTTCTTTGGAAACTGAATCAAATGAAACCCTAGTCGCAGATGGAAGTTTAACTGAATTAGTAATTAATGCAGTAGCAGAGTTTACAGCAGAAGAAGTAAGTGTTTTTGTTATGGTCTTGACCATTTTATTTGTAGTACTTAATACTTCATTTGAGTTTGTTGGTGTTCCTACTACTGCAATCTTAGTTGTAAGACCAGAAACCTCTCTAGAAAGAGTAGTTTTAACAGAAGAAACTGCCGTGCCGACAGAACCATTTGCCTCATTAACAACCCTGTTTGCAGTTTCTGCAGCGCTGCCAGTTTTTGCAGTCCAGATTTTAGGATCCGCGAGAGCAGCGAAGTTTAGATTATTACCAACGTTACCAATGTTCGTTGGAATCGGAAGTCCCAATTTATTGAGAGCATCAAGCGCAAAGTTTTTACCGAGATTTTTACCAATCAATCCACCAAGACCAAACTTCGCGAGAGAATCGGATGCCTGCGCTCTAACCCAAGTTTTCTTCGTCAGTACTGAAATATCAGGAACATTTTTTTTGATATTCTCTAGTGTTTTTTCAATAGCATTAGGCGCAACTGCACCAACAGTTTGTAATGCTTCGAGATTAAAACCATATGCCCCAACTTTACCACTATCCGAAATTGTAGAGTGTGCCCCGCCACCAACATCTTGTGCGATGGATCCCATCAATTGCTTGATTTCGGTCTCAGAAAGAACCTTGCTTATTTTGGTATTATCTAGAATTTTAGATAAATCTTGATCGCGTAGAATATCCAGCATTAGATAAGTTTCCCATTCTTTTCAAAGTTTTCCATGAAGCACTTATATAATGCTTGTTTTTGCTCATGACTAGTTGGACCCTTACCGCCCCTCATATCATTGCCTGTCAATCTAATCAACCTCGCAGCAATTCCATCTTCATTCAATTGTGATTTTTTTAACCCCGCAGAATAATAAAATTGAATTAAAACTTTTGCTGCAACTGGGACAGTATTTACCAGATCAGGGTTTGCTACCAACTGGTCGCCCATACCAATCGCCCTTCCTACGGTTCGATAATTGTCTTTAAATGTTAATTGATTGAACCCTCTTCCGCGATATTTGTAACCATCCAATGGTGCCGTAGTAACTTCAGGAATGCATGGTTGATTGCCGTAGCGGCCGCCGTAAATAGCATTTGCAGTAGCAACACTTCCTGCTGCAACTAGAGCACGTGCATATGCATCAGGATTTTTATTTTTACTAACAGCACTGAAACTTTTCTTCAAAACGTCGGGTTTTGTATATCGAGTCCCCTCAGATTGAGGAACGAAACCGCACTCAATCCCTGCTATGGCAAGTAATCCTGCAATCGCTTTAGTCGGCCAACCAGCGTCTTGACCTGCCTTAATAATCGCTTGCATATTTGCTTTATTACCTTTAGCCATCTGAGATTTTGCTAAAGTGGTGCAATTACAATTTTTGAGTTTTTCAAGTTCGGCAGGATCAACCGCAGATCCACCACCTTTGCCATCACTACCCCCAGAGGTAGGAGAGTTACCTGATCCGTCACCCCCACCGCCGCTGCCATTGCTCTCAGGAACAGCATTAATTGTCCCGACAAATGCAGGTTGTTGACCTTCTGCACCGTCCATGAAGAATCCCCAGACCCAAGTGCCTTCTACTGGACCAGTTGGCGACCAACCAATACCAGAAGTACTGGCACTATTCGCAGGCATAATTGGCATCGCCCAAGGAAGGTCGTCAGTCGGTAACTGTTCTTTATCATCTGTGTGATAACCAAGAATTCGCAATCTTACGCGACCAATACGCATAGGATCTCCACGATCTTCAACACATCCGAAGAACCAATAAAAGTTTGAATCATTATTTGAAAAGAAATTATCTGCCATTTTTATCTCATGAAAAATATGAAGAAGGATCTTGGTACTTACCATGCAAACGAATTTCGAAGTGTAAGTGGTGTCCAGTTGATCTACCTGTGCTATCACATTGCATAATTTGTTGTCCTGCCTTAACTTTCTGCCCCACAGAAACTGTTCTAGTTCCCTTCTTACCATGTGCATATCTTGTTTCATACCCGCCGCCATGATCTATATAAATGGCCTCTCCATATGAATCGCTGACATAAGATCTTGTAACCGTGCCATCTTTTGCAGCAAAAATTGGAGAACCAAGAGGAAGTTTAACATCAAACCCTTCGTGAATTTTTGGTTTACCAGTAACAGGATGTATTCTTGGTCCACTCTTACTGTTAACTACACCCTTACCGCCTGTAGGATGTGTCCATCCTGCTTTATTGACTGGTCCAGGAGATGACGGAGATGTGCCATTTTGTTCTTCCAATCCTTGCGTATCATCTGCCGCAGGAGGAGTTGGTGCGGGTGCGCGTGTGATTTCTTGGAACGCTGTATGGAACGAATCCTTGGCAATTTCCAAAATCATATTATGTGCTACTGGAGTCATCTTATGGTGAATCGCAGTAATCATCCAGACACCAGAAAGAAACGGATCCCAATGGTTTTTTGGATCAGATTTATCTGCACTATCTCCAACCTTGGGATATTTAAAGTTGATAATCTTACCAACTTCAGCATCAGTTCTTCCAGGAACTGTAATATGCATACGCAATCCAGAAATATCTTCAAGAACGCTTTGTCGCATTCCTAACCATTTATCTGGTGCATAGTCTAGTAATTCATCGTCACTAGTAGTAAGAACCTTTCTATGCACAGGACGGAAGAAACGTTTAGACAATGCTGAACGAGTTACGTTGGCAGGATATGTCATATTATCTTTGGATGCTTCATCAAATGTTGCTTTACCATTTTCAATACGGTAATTTTCCATATGAATAATATCAGGATATGAATATGAATAATCGTGTGGTGCGTTTGTCGCTTCTTTAATCATAATATCGAAAACCGTTGTGGTGCTGGCGAATCTTCCTTGATCCTGTGACTTTAGAATATCTACTTGTTCATTAAATCGAATATCGGATACAGTGTTGAAACCTTTGTCCAATCCTGGTTTGGAAGTATCAAAAGTTATTCCACCAGTCAAATTTGTTTCAGGATTGACAGGTTTTTGTAAATATACATACTCAGCAAATACAGAACTATCGTCTAATTGACTCTTAATCAAATTGTCAATAGAAGTAAAATAGAATTGTCTAGTAGTTTCATAGAACAAGAAACTCGGCGATTTTTGTTTAGCACCGATAGATCTTTGCGCTACATAATTGAGGCAACGGAATGGTGACCACATATTTGCAACGAATGCAATTTTACCCTCGTGTGGAGTATCTGCGATGACCATCGGAGTTTCATCTTTATTATCGATTCCACCGAAGCAACGTTTTTGCTTTAGATAATCAGTATAAAGTTTATCTGCGATTTCATCGGTAGTACCCTCGTACTTTTTACTTACTTGAGTAATATTATCACTGACTGCTTCCATGGAACAGAAGTATAATGCATACATTTGTTCACGGTCAGCATTCAACATTCTATTCTTAATCGAATAAATTGAAAATGTCTTTTTGATACTTTCACCATATTCATCACCAAAAGATGGAGTTTGGACCCAAAGATTTAAAAGTTCGTCTCCAACGAGAGGTAATCCAGAAAGAAGTTCTTTCGAGTCTACAACAATCAGAACACCCTGTAGTGCATTGGAAAATATATCCTCATAGATGTTAAGTTCGACAATAAAATTTTTGATGTCAAGAACCTCGCCGTTGACACTTTGAATCTCAACAGTCTTAAAAGAAACGTCACCTGGATTTGATAACTGTTTTGATTTTGGATCCGACATATTATACTCTAATTAATCTTTGGAATTCCGAAACAAACTTACCAATTAAATTCTTTGGAATATACTTTATTTGTCGCTTCTGCTCATTTAACTCGACTTCATAGTCCCAGTTCGAAACTGGTTCATGTTCACCCGATAGAACTTTTGCCGAATTATAATCAACAATAATTCCTTGTGGGACACCTTGTGATGCAAGCATATCTGTAGTCCTGTAATGATGCACTGCTTGGTATATATTATTCTCACCGTATTTTTCTACGCAATACGAATAAAGATCTTTATCTTTTCTTGGCCATTCTTCGCGAACATCAACGATATTGTTTGTCAGTAGTAGAACCCAATGATAATCTTCTCTTCCATACATTTTATATGCGAGCAATTCTGGAGTTTCTCCATTTTCAATGTAAGTTGTTTCTAAAAAGTCCACATTTTTAATAGGAGTTTTTGGTGCTACACGAAGAAAAATATCTGTGATGCCCTTATAGGTGCCATCGAACTTTCCTCTTAATACTGGAAATTGTCTAAAATACATCTTAATATCCTTGATTGACTCTTTGTGCAGTCATTAGTTCTAGTTCTAAGAATTCTAGACGCATAGTCGCATGGGTTGGCATACCATTATCGAATGTAGTAAATCCAGTATCACTTCCATAATCTATTGTCATATTAGTAAGAACGCAAGTGGAAATTTTGCGAACAAATTGGTTTTCTTTTCCTGCATGATAATATACAATGGTAAATTCTGAAGGATAGTTGAAGAAGTATCCAGAGTCTTTGAGTTCTGGATGCATATGATATGCAAACTTTTGAATGATTCCCATACTATCCCCCTTTCCGCCAGTTGTGCGATTAAAAATCGCCTTTGCTTCTGCTTCACTTCTTGGGGCAAAATTATATTCGAATATAAAAGATCTATTACTCATCGATTTGAAGAATTGTTCTTTGTATGGGTTAGTCACAGTTTTAGTTGTAGATTCTAGTACTTTATTAACATCAAGCGCATTGTCGCTTAAAACTTTAGAAATTTTACCACCAGAACGTAATGCCAGTTTCATGTTATCTGTACTTAGTGGATTCATTGCACCCAAGAGAGACTGGTTACCAGCACCGATCGCACCGAGCAATGTGCCCATTTCACCTTCTTTCCACGTTGCTCGATATCCTGCAGACATTTTATTTTCAGGCATCTGTAGAGCAATGGCACCAGCACCTGTATATAGTTCCTGATTACCTGACAATGCTCCGATGGCACCACCAACAAGTCCACCACCTAAAGTTTTTGCTGCAACGCTACCAAGGCGACCCAAAAGACTAACGCCACCAGCATTTTTACCGCCACCATTAGTCAACTGTTCTGCGATGCCAAGACCAGCACCAATACCTGCACCTAGAGCAGCAGTTTGAGCAGTGGCATTTTTTGGTTGTTGTGTATTTTGCTGACTTTTATCAAAGACCTGTCCACCATTGTTCTTGAACGATTCACCAAGACGAGAACCTTCTCTTACCAATGGATAAAAGACAACATAATGCGGGGATTGCGTTTCTACATCAAGTGGATACCGAAGCGCACTGCCACTATCGATTCCATATTTTTGAATGTGCGCTTCTCTCGCATCATCTTTTGGCGTAAATTTGATTTGCGACACGAATAAATATCCCTTAGATTGGTATTTTCTTATATTTATATGGTTTATTCAAAAGATTCACTCAAAGGCAGATATAATATACAGAAACCCAATAAGTATATCGGGGATCCGAGCAACATCATCTTCCGTTCTAGTTACGAACTAAAGTTTATGAAATGGTGTGATGCGAATGATAATGTTTCGGAGTGGGGTTCAGAAGAACTTGCAATACCATATAGATCTCCTGTTGATGGAAGAGTCCATAGATACTTCGTCGACTTCTATATTAAAGTCAATGATCAACGTTACTTGATAGAAATTAAACCTGCTAAGTTTACGCAGGAACCCAAAATCCCAAAACGAAGAACAAAACAGTTTCTCCAAGAAGTAATGAATTGGGGTGTGAATCAAGCAAAGTGGAAAGCAGCAACTGAATTCTGTTTAGATAGAAAATGGAAATTCCTGATATTAACTGAAAAAGAATTGGGAATAACGAATAAATAGTTATTATGGCAAATCCTTTCGAAAACCTTCGTGCTAAAGCTGGGGATGGACAAAAGTCTATCTGGTGGTATATGCGCAATGCTCAAAAATTAGTCGGCGCGAGTTTATCGCCGAATACAGCAATGCAATCTGATATTGGAGAACTAAAGTCAAACATCGAAATCGGTTCGATGTATATGTACTATTACGATCCAAAATGGAAAAACGAATTACCATTCTATGATGCCTTCCCGTTAGTGCTGCCATTCGGTCCAGCACCTGGAGGGTTTTATGGTATCAATCTGCACTACGCACCATATCTGGTAAGAGGAAAGATTCTAGGCGAGTTGCTTGATTACACAAATTCAAAAACATTTAGTCCCACTACCAAAATTCAAATGTCGTATCAAATGTTACAGAGCATTAGCACTGCAAATGAGGTTAAACCTTGCATCAAGCATTATTTGACAACTCATGTGCAATCAAGATTTATGAAGATAAATCCCATCGACTGGAAAAGTGCCATATTTTTACCCCTTGAAGCATTCCAGAAAAAAACAAAAGAAGAAGTATTCAGAGACTCGAGGAGTAAATACTAATGGCAGCGGCAGGCAACGGGATACAAGAATTTCTCGCAGAAGTGGGTGCAAAGGACTTAGCACGTTCACACAGATTCGAAGTAATTCTCGGCACACCGAAATGTATGAATGGTTTGGAAAATAGCATTACCAATGCACTTCTAAATATTCCTGGAGTTCCAGAAGCATCAGAATTTCTTCTGGGACAGAAAAACACTCCCGAAAATAATAACACTGCTTATACATCACTAATGTGCGAAGAAGCAATCTTTCCTGGATTAGTGATGGGTTCAAAACCATTCAAGTATAATAACCGTGTCGAGAATCGAGCAACTTTTCTAGACTATACTGGCGAATCTGCAACATTTACTTTCCTTTGTGATAAAGACTGGAAAGTAAAGAAATACTTCGACACATGGATGCGCAAGATCGTAAATCCTGAGAAACGATATGTTGGATATTATGAGGATTATACGTGTCAAATCGTTTTAAATTCACTGGATCAAAACGACCAAGTAACACAAACATGGATCATGGAAGAAGCATGGCCTAGAGCAATGGCACCTGTTTCATTAGCATGGTCCAATACACAATTCGTTAGACTGCCAATAACCTTTACATTTAGAAATTGGAGACTGCAGCAAAATGTCGGATCAAGAATGGAAAATGTGCTTGGTGGACTGGCTGGCGATACATATGCGGACAGAGGGCAACCCCTCGGATAAATTATTAGGAGAATATTATGTTACCTGTTATGGAAACACCAACGTTTTACGTTGAAATGATTGGAAGTAAAGAGCGAGTTAAATTCAGACCATTCTTAGT